TTTAATATAGCTGCAATCTCATTGTTAACTTGAAATGCTGCTGCATTAGGTGGCATAGCTACTACATCACCATCTTCTGGGATATGAATAGTTTGTTCTGGACCCCATGTAAATGGTTCTACATCACCTATAATCTTAAGTGGTGGATGTATAGTGAGATCTAAAGCATCAGCTTTAAGATTCTCTAAGTGATCTATACGATATTGTAAGCCTACTAAGTTATCTAGTGGACCCATAGCATATAAATTATCAGGACGTTTTCTCCATCCTACATGATGTTTACTATCACGAGCTATGTATGATGGGTTATCTTTAACACGTAATACATAACTTCTATCTAAGATAGTAATAATTTTATTCTTATGTAGTTTTTTCTCAACAGTATCATAGAAATCGCCTTCAAACTCTAAGAGTTCTACATAACCTGATTGATAATACTCTTGTAAAGTACCAAAGCCATCAACAATAAATGCTTCTGCTTTGTTAATATCTTCAATCTTAAACTGTGATAAACTATTTCTAATATCTAAAGCTTTATCTAAAGCACCTTTATCATAGTCTAATGTAGGATTTTCTTCTACATCTGACATAAGTTCACCAATAGATTTAACATAACGAGTAAACTTAGGTGAGTCTTTAAAGCTAGGTGCTGTAGGATTAATTACAATATCAAATGGTGATATACGTACTAGCTTAGGACCATTGTATGTAGTAATAGATTCACCTGTAACAGGATCTATATGTGATTGATGAACATAAGTAACATCTGCAAAACAGTTACCATAGTCAATATAATCTGCTACAAGTTGTGAAACTGTTTCTTTAAACCCTGACTCTTTAATTTTTGTTTTAAGATAAGCTTCAATAGCTTTACGTTTAGAAATAATACTATCATCTAAAGTGGCTCCCTCCCACTTCATCCAATCGTCATTAGGAAATAAAGCATCCATGTAATTAGCATGAAGGTTATCTCTAATTTGTGTTAGTTTAGGTAATGTGGTTTTATTTTTCCAAGGTAAAGAAGAATTAGAAGTTGTTGTAGTATCTGTTGCAAACAAATAGTTACGTAACTCTCTCCACTCTGCTTCTTTATTTTGTCGTTGTATCCACCATTGATTATACAAGTGAGCAAGGTTTCTTGCCATTGTATCTGGATTAATTGCTTTTTCAAATTGTGCTACTTTACCTGCCATATATATTCCTTAGTAAGATACTCCCCCAAAACGAGAGTGTGTTAAAACATTAGAAGACATCATACTAACTCCATTACTTCTTTGTCTAGGTACTACAGAGATAGCTATAGCGTTTGCTAGTGCATCTTTAACGTCATCATGAGGTGGATGTACCTGTGAAAGTTCTTCTTCTAGTACTTGACAATTACCACCTTTGTAATGCCACATTTGTTGATTGTGATACTTAGGTTCGAGTGTAGCATTAATACGTTGTCTCTTATCTCCTAAGTGTCTAGTAGGTCTATACTCATCAATGACTAATGGAATACCATTAGGTTTAAGATAACTATCTTTAAGTTCTTTTACAATAGTTTGTTGAGCTACTGTAACCTCAGCTCTTAGTTTTCTAAAACCCCACTTCTCCCAAGCTCTAAGAATATGATCATAGTAATCTACAATACGATCTGTCTTAAATCTATCTATGTCTAATACATAATAGTTAGCTTGATGATCTACACCTACTACAACTAAAGCTGTACTGTCAGCTTGTTTACGTAATGAGAAAGCAAAGTCAATAGCTGCATATATATTTAACTTACGATCTCTAATATACCAATCACCTTCTTTATTAACTAAGACTGCTCTATCATAATATTGAAAGTCTTCTGAACTTAAGTTAGCAGTTTCTGTACTATTAGGATCATTATAATACTGTGCATAGAACTGAGTTTGATCTATATACTTAGCTTTAATTCTTGCAAGTTCTCTTGCATCAAATCCAAATACTTTACCATCTGATCTTTTTTGTTTAGCCCAAAGAAACTCACCTTCAGTTTCTACTACTCTTTGAAACAATTCATAAACTGCTTCTTCTTTTTCTAATTCACCTTCATCATCATAAAGAGATTCTTTCATGTTTACCATGGTATCATATATATCTCTAGGATGATAACGAGTACCAACAACCCACTCAAAAGCACCAGGATTTTCAATGGAAGCCAATTGGCTATATGCCGCTGCAACCTTATCTCGTCCTTCTTCAGTATAAGCATTACCTGGTACAACGATATCGTCAAGGACAACAACGTCAGCGTGGAAGCCAGTAGTATTACTAGTAAGCCCAACAGCTTTACAAGTAGCATCTCGAACTCCTTCCTCTTTTCTTCTTGGATGATCTACTGCAATCTCTGCAACAGCCCACTTCTCTCGTTTACCCTCTTCAGGATGTATCATGTCTGCCCAGTACCTTCTATAAATTGAGCTATCTATAATTTGTTTAATAGCATACAATTGTTTTTCTGCTAAGTCAGCAGTAGCTGACACATATAGTATAGTAGTTTCAGGATGTTTAGTAATCCACCAAGCAGTTCTATAAGCTACTAGTTTTGACTTCATATGACCACGAGGAAGCAATACTAATTGGTTAGCTTTAGAATCTTGTTTACACCACCATGCTATTAACTCTTCATGTACTGCACCTAACATTAAATGAGGTGCAACTAGTCGTATAAAAGTAAGCAGATCTGCTTCTGCTGCCTCTCTGATTTGGTCAATCTGAGTCATGTTATTTTTTCTTTTTAGGTTTACCCCAGTTGTTTTGCATATCTTTATATGCTTTAGCACTTATAGTAGATTTCTTTTTACTTCTACTAGTACCTGCTTTTTTTCTTTTATTTATATTCTCTACTAAACTCATTACCATTTAACCTTATCTGCCCAATAGGCTGCTGACATTTTACCTCTAGCTATATTCTTAGCATGTCTAGCTTTAAAAGATTTTTGTCTAGCTTTTTCTTTAGGTGTAGTAGGGTTAGCTCCTGCACCTTTTTTACCTTGTTGACCAAAGCGAATAAGCTTTACTTGATCTCCTGATTTAGCTACAACAACATGAGATTTAGTTGGGTGTCCTGGAGTACGTTTAGGTTTATTATATCCTGATACTCCAGCTCTTTCTAGTCTAGGATCTTTAGCCATTATTTACTTATACCTTTCTGCTTTTCATAAGTTCTAAGTCCTGCAAGACCTAACATAGCAAATGTTAATTCAAGTAATGCATCTGTTTGAAAGTTAGGTAGTGGTACATCTACACCATATAAAGTAATCATCCAGATAATTAATGGTTGTAATACAAATACCCATGCAAATCCTAAAGCAGCTACCCAACCTAAACATGGTCTCCAACCTGCAACCCATACTGATCTATGTGATGCTTCTACTTTGTTAGTTTCTGCTTGAGCTAAGTTTAACTGTGCTGCATTATCAATAAGAGCTTTTTCAATTTCTTGTGCTGCTTTTTCTTTAGCATTTTTATCTGGAATAACTCTGTCTAATACAGAACTAACTACACTAATTATAGGACCCCACATCATTTAAACACAGTCTCCTTCAAAAAATCTTTTATTTTTTTCAGCTTGTTTTTTTGTTTTAAGTACCAAGGGACGAGGTTTAGATTTAGAAACTCTTTCAGTGGTTTCTGAAGTAGTATCTCCCAAAGAATTATTGTTAGTATCACTAAAATTAAATAGCTCATCTATAAACTCTCCTGTAAAAATTTTTTTAAGTTTCTTAATCATAGTTCAGGTTTAGGTCCTTGCCAAGGTTTAAACTCTGCTTTATCATAAGACACTGGTTCATTTAATTCAAACCATCTTACAATAACTAAAGGTCCTTCTACATTCCAACAACCAACATGAGGTGCATGGTTTTCTTCAGTAGCTACTGTAAGATATTGATAGAAAGGTCCCATCTGTTCAGGACAAGGATCTATAGTTAAATAAATAAAACCAACATCAGTAGGAGTAGCCATTACTTGAGGTAGTTCTTCTGCTTTTATTTGATTAGATATAGTAGTAACAAGTAATCCTATAAAACCTGCAACTAATGCCCAAATAAGTTTATTTAACATTCCTTCAATACGATCTAATCTATGATGAATTGTTTCATATCGTTCTGCACATAACTTCTCATGAGCTGCTAGTTTCTCAGCTGGTGTCATTATATGCTCACTAAGTGACCTTGAAAGTAACAACCATTAGTTACAGTATTTATTAATGTTGGTGTTCCAGTGGTATATATATATGTTTCTATATAATCTGTTGAACCATTCAAATAAATTAAAGTACTTCCACCACCAGCTTGAGACGAAGATGGATATGAATAGTATACTTTTTTTATTTGTGAGCCATTTTTATATATTAAGGTGTCTATAAATCCAGCAGAATTTCCATATACCCAAGCATTTATTTGATAATAACCAGCAACACTAGGAGTAAATCTTTTATTTGATGTATCATAATTAGAATTAGTATCAAAATCTATTGTATCAAAATTTACTTTTGTAGTTGTACTTGCTGATATTGCTTGTGTTGACCCAAGATAAGCACTAAACGCTGGAACTTTAGGATACAAGTCATTACTAGGTGTGATATTCCCACTGCTGTCAACAGTTAGGATGGTGCTACCATTCTGCTCTATCGTTGATCCCGATGCTGTGGGTTTTATCGCTATAGTCATTACTGTACTCCGTCTAATTGTTCCTGTGTAGGTTGAGCTAATGTAGGATGATTCCATTCTCTGATGTAATC